CTATGAAAATGGGTTAGTCAGGGGGTTAAGTCTGACTGCGTCATCGAGGTGTTCGGGGGCAAAATGGGCGTATCTCATGGTCATCGTAATGGAGCTGTGACCGAGGATGCGCTGTAGGACGAGGATGTTACCACCATTCATCATGAAATGGCTGGCAAACGTATGCCTCAGCACATGAGAAAGTTGACCCGTTGGCAAGGTAACGCCTGATTTTTCAGCAGCATATTCAAATGCGTCATAGCATGGCGGGAACAATTTCCCATCGGCCCGCGCCTGCTTGGGGATCTGCTCATATAACTCGGGCGAGATAGGGACTGACCGATTCCGCTTGCTCTTGGTCTGGGTGAACGTCAGCCGGTATTTGCTCACCTGGGCGCGTGTTAGCCCTTGAACCTCTGACCATCGGGCCCCGGTCGATAGGCAGAGCTTTACCACCATGGTCAGCTCCGGCACGCGAGAGTTGGCGCACGACTTGAGTAACAGGTCGATTTCACTCTTGGTGAGATAAGACATCTCACTTTCTTGTGTCTTGAACAGCCGTAACCCGACCAGCGGATGGGGATATGGCCACTCTTCCAGCCGGATCAGCTCGCCAAAGACGGCGTGGAGCAAACGCTGCTCGTTGTTGATCGTCACCACCCCCGCGGCTCTATCCCAGCACCGACCAGGGAAGATGATCTGTCCACTCAAGCGCCCTTCACGATATGCCGCGAAATGGTTCTTGCTGAACTCCACCGCCAGCGGGTTCCCCATGGCCTCGGTCATCAAGGTAAGTTTGCGATGAACCTGTGTGGCTGCGGCCAACGTCTGCCCATGCAGGCGATACCACTGCTCAATGACGTCTGACAGATGGCGCTTATCTTCCGCGACCTTGTTGGTCGTCAGCCAAGGGTTGCTGTTGCTCTCTTCAAGCAACCACTTCTCCCAGACCTGCGCTTCGCCCTTGGTGGCGAACCGCTTGCGCTTGCGAGGGCCATCACGGCCTTGGGGATAGACTTCGGCAAGCCAGAGCCGCGGCTTGCCGTCGTCAAGTTTGCGAACGGTCATTATTTATTTATGGTTACAAGCAGGCTGTTTTCAGCCACAGACACATTGACTGGCAGGCCATTAATCACCGTTTTGCCGGTCTTTACTTCACCAGATAAAGCGCCATCAATCAGTTTTCCATCAGTGCCGGTGATCACAGCCGCCAGCTTGCTGACGATGTTTTTTGCCATGTCGTTCTTTTCTTTGAACTCAGATTCAGGAAATGTTCTAAGAGACAGATTGATACGGTCAGGTGATGTTCTGAACTCTATTGATGCATCAGGACTTTCTTGCATGTAAAAACCATGACCATCTTCAAGTTCATACTTCCTGACTGGATTAAGACCGGACGCATTAAGAATGCTAGGTTCATCAAGAATTGGAGCAGTGACGATAACTTCGATTTTATTCGTTGGTGTTTTATCTGATGAATCGCAGCCAAACAAAAAAACAGCAACTGAGAACGAGATTAAAAAACATTTGAGAGTTTGCATATGCAGCATCCTTTAATGCCAAGGTTAACGTGACTCGCTATAAGACTCAGGAAGTTCACCGGTTTCAACAAGTAGCCTGATTTGCTCATCGCGTACCAATGGCACCCCGAGCTCATTGGCTTTCTTCATCTTCGACCAGCCAGCATTGTCACCACAGCATAGAAAATCGAGCGAGGCAGATACGCCGGTGGCCACCTTCATTCCTGCGCTTTCGGCCAGTTCGGTTAACCCGGCTTTATCGGCCTTGCTGAATCCGGTGAAACACACCTTGAACGAATAATCATCGATCGGCTTATCCAGCTTGGGGCCGCGATAACTGGGGTCAGACTTGATTTGCTGAATCCGGTCTGCATACAGGTTGCTGACCTGTTCGAAGGCTGCGGCCGCTTCCTCTTGAGTCGCGAATACGTCCAGCACTCTATCGGTACGCAAAGAGACAAAAGTAGGTAGCTCAAATGACATGGCAACGCCATCATCATCGGTCGCAATCGTCATCTGCATGCCATACACCAGTTGGCGATCTGGATCAGTGTGATAAGCCGCTACCCTCTTGGCTGAAATAACGCCTTTGTTACTCATGTAGAGGAGGTTGAATACTGGCAACTCAGTGCCCTGATAGATAATTGACTCGGCAGAATACAGATCAAACACGGTTAGCCTCCTGCTATATCAGAATTTTTTCCCAGCCCACGCCACGCGGCCGACGATATGCACGTCGGGGCGTTGATCCTTGGTGACCACCTGGGTTTCATAGCCAGGATTGTCGGAAATGATCTTGAACCCGCCGAACGGGTCAAATTGCAACCTCTTCACCAGCAGGCTGTCGCCGATGCGCAGCACATAGAGGCCATCGCGCAAGGCATCGCCGTTGCACAGATTCACCAAGATGATGTCGTTATTGCTGATGGTGGGCTCCATGCTGTCGCCCTTGGCGCGGATAACCGCAAGCCGTTCCGGTGCCAGCCCCTCTTTCTTGAGCCAGTCCGTGCGAAACGCCATGGGGTCGGTTTTCAGCTCGTCGGAGACGGTAGCCCCGAACCCGGCCGAGGCGAACACCTGGTAGCAGTCGACCAGGGTGTAGTCCTGCATTTTGATGTTGTAGGTAGCGATAGGCTCTTCAAACCCGTGGGTATTATCACTGTGCCCTGCGCGAGCATAGACGGGGACTTCGGGGATCTCTGACACTTGCTCTGGCTGCTCACCCAAACCGAGGCAGAGCCACAGAAACAACCTAGGCTCGTGGCCACAAATTTGGGATACCAAGCCCACGGACGGCATTGTTTCACCGGTAAGGTACTTACGGATCACCGCATCGCTGACACCTACTCGTCGGCCAAAAGAGCTGTAGCTCTCTCTTCCGACCAGAATTTGGAGCCTCTTCGCAAAGGCTTTCATATCAAAGGTCGTACCGTTCAAGATTTCCATGCCATTAGAACCCTAGATAGAAATTTGTAATTTCAGGTTGCGCAGTATCGCGCTGGCGTATGTTCTCGAACTCTAGATCGAACATTCGAACTGTAGCTGTGAGAGGCGAGTCGAAGTTCAATTACCTACGAGAAGACACGCATAGGGGCGCAGTATGACGCAACGTGACACCGAAAAACAGCCTTTAGGGGCGCAAGCTGCACCGGTAGGTGACGCCGTTCAACCGCAAGTTGACCCGCTGGCAGAAGTGCTGCGCCAGCTGGAAACCATCAAACAAGGCCTGGCGCTTTCTATGCTGCCGGCCATCCCGCTCGATGCCTTCCTGACCATGCTGCGTGACGAACTCAAGTTCGATCTGCCCCTGCGCACCGCGCAAGACATGATCAGCGATGGCCGCTTGCCCATCGTTCCCAAGCTGCGTCCTGGTGATAAGCCGTGGGTCAACCTGCAGCGCTGGCGCGAAATGACCAAGGAGCCTGAGCACTACTTTAAGTTCGTTCATGAAAACTCCCGTCGTCGTGTGGCCAAGGATTCGACCAGCAAGTCGCGCCAACGCGCTGCTGCTTGACCTAACGGTAGCGATTGAGCACAGGGGGATAAAGTGTCAAACCAGCGCACTCACTCACACAGCCACTTTGCTGCAGCCTGCGATCTGTTCAAACAGGCGCACAACATCAGCCAGCTGGCAGAAGCCATCGGCATGACCAGCCATGTGCTTCACAACAAATTCAATCCGGCGTGTGAGCGGCACAACCTGACCGCCCAAGACTTGATCGCCCTCTACCACGCCACCGGCGACGACACCCTGTTTGATGGCCTGCTGTTTGACTGCGGCCTGACTGCCGTTCGCCTGCCGGGGGCGGCCAAGGTTGCGCCAGAGGCCCGCGCCCAGCAGGCGCTCAACGCCAGCGCCCAGATCCTGGGCGTCACCGCCCAAGCCACCACCATTCTCGCCGGTGACCGCGTCACCAAGAACAACCGAAACACCGTCGTCACCGGCATCTGGGCTGGCATCGAGCACCTTGTGCTGCTGGCAACCGAAGTCGAAGACCGCTTTCACGCCGTCCCTGGTCTTGCGTGTGCTGCCGACATGGCCCGCGCAGCCCTCGGCGCATAGGAGACCAAGACCATGAGATTGATTTGCCCCCACTGCGGTTACCATTCAACCACTCGTTCATCCACCAAGATGAGCCCGCTGACAGGTCATGCCTTTTATGCCTGTAGCAATGTCGACTGCGGCCACACCTTTAAGGCCGCGTTTGAAATCATCGGCACCATCAGCCCCTCCGCCATGCCCAATCCGGCCATCGTGCTGCCGACCTGCAAGGGCGTGGGCAAAAACCACAAAACCATGTCGAAGAGCATCCCGCTCAAGGAGCCAGCATGAAACTTCGCGCCGAGCAGCCGGACCTGATCCCGCTGCCGTTTTTGTTGTTAACCCGCGCTACCGTCGTCACTGACAACGACGAACCGGTGATGCGCAACACCACCCGCACTGATGGCAGCTATCTGGAAGACCAGCGCGGCCGCCGTGGTGCGCTGCGCTTCAAGCCAGCATGCCAGCCGCGCTGCCACTGGCTGGTCAGGCTGCTGCAGGCATAACCGGAGGGCCACCCCATGAACACCGCCAAGGTTTTCGAGCTCGTTCAACAGCCCAGCGCCAAAGACAAAGCGCTGGCAGAGATGCGCGGCCTGTTTGGCCGCAATGGGGCGGCCAGCCGCTGGTCACGCCTGCCAACCAGAGCCCGTTCGGTCATCTGTTATGCGGCCGGTATATCAACCACCGCCGCCGGGCAGGAGCTGGACCAGTTCGACTTTGAACAGCAAGAGGCGATTCGCCTCGCACTGGGCGAGCTGCTGGGCACTCTGCGGGAATTCGACGGGTCAGTGCTGCACCGCCGCGAATGGCACCGCACCACCCGCCGCATTGAAGGGCCAAGCCGTAGCGAGCTGGAACAGGCAGAACACGAAGACAAGCGCCGGGCCGAGCTCAACGAGCAGGCCAGCATTTTGGAAAGCCGCAGAGCGGTGATGAAGAAGGTGGCCGGAAACGGCCAATAAAAAACCCCGCGTTAACGGTGCGCCAACACCAGCGGGGTTTCAATTCAATACATGAGAGGTATTGCATGAACAATAGTACAGCAGAACAGGCGATCCGCAAAGTTGCGAACAGCCTGATAAACACCCACCGCCCCCAGCTGGGGGCATGCCACAGCGTGGCGGTCGAATCCAGCCTTGAAGCCCTGGCCGAACTGGCCGACGAACTGAGCCTGCTCGACATCTACGCCGAGCTGACCAAACGCCTCGAAATCCTGCGCGGTGGCCAACGGCCCCACATCATCGGCGTGGATATGGCCAGCGGCCCAGATAGCACCGCTGTATTCCAGCCGCCCTTTGCCCATGAGTTGAAAGGGGGTGCCCAGTGACTGACGACCTGTTCGAACTCGAAGCCCCGCAAGATGCGCTGGGTACCACAGAGGCGGGCCCCGCCCACATGCAACCATCGGCACCAGTCAGCCAGCTGACCAAGCACTGGGAAGCTGCCAAGGCGGAGTTCGAAAGAACAAGCGAATGCCCGCGCACTGAGGTAGACGAGCTGCTGGCTCTGGGCTCCATTCGCGCCGTGTACTGGCTGGCCGTCGGCAGTGCCGAGCTGGCCCTGGCTAACGAGATCGCCGAGTGGTGGGCAGACTGCGAACCACTCCACGGACTGGGGGAAACCATCAAATGAGCAACCAATCCGTCATCGACCAGTGGGTCACCAAAATGCTGTCCGCCGAGGCCAGCCTGCACGGTCTGCAACTCGACCTGCTGGACCTGCGCAAAGATGGCCCCCATGGCCAGCGCACTCCGGCCAGAACCCATCTGACCTTGTGCCGCCAAGCCCGCACTGCCGCCCGCGTGGCTTCACGCAAAATCCAGTCCCTCTATACCGGAGGCGCCATCTAATGACCCATCAAAAAACAGCCGGGCATGCCCCGGCTTTGGGCGTCGTGCGCCCTGCAAACCCCAATCCCGTCACCCTGGAACCCTGCACCAAGTGCCATCAGATGGCCGTTTGCATGCCGGTGGCAGGCCGCCACGGTCGCCGATCCTACCCCTATTGTGTCGAACGCTGCTGGCCGCTGGCCCGCGCCGCCAGTGAAACCGTGGTGAAGGCCGCCCCTGCTGCCCGCCCCTCGATGTTGTGCAGCTGCTGCGGCGATTTCAGCCATGTGCGCCCGGTCATCCTGTCCGGCAACCGCATGACCAGCCTGTTTTTCTGCGAAACCACCTGCTGGTCTGATCGGCTGGCCACCCTCGACATGGTACCGACCTGCACCCAGTGCGGCCGCTACCTGCAACCGAACGAATACACAGCTGAAAAATGCGGGGTGTGCAAGTGAAACAACAGAACCAACCCAAGACCTGCGCCAACTGCCTGCACCAAGCAACAAACCAGCGTGGCGAGTCAGTGTGTACCCGCCTCTGGGTTCGTCACCACACGGATCATTCGACCGGCATCACCACGGCCAGCCTTACCCTGTGCCAGACCACCTACAACGAGCGCGCCAGCTGGGCCCCTTGGGCTTGCGGCAAGAAAGGCCGCCACTTTGAAGCGAAAGAGGTGGCAGCATGATGGAGCCCATCAACAACCTGCAGGGCATCCAGCTACCCCAGCACTACCTGGTCAGCCACCATGCCATCAATATGGCAGGCGCTGCCGAGCAGCTGGCCCGCGTCGAGTGGCACGTTGCCAAGCCGCTGGCCAAGACCTACCTGCACCGCTACCCCGCCAACCCGAAAACCGCCAATGTCTGGCTGCGCCGCATCGTTGACGTGTGCGAAGCTGCGGCGGCCCGCTTCCCGATCCCGGTGGTCGACCTGCGCAACGACATGCGCCGCGAGCTGGTCGCCGCCGAGTGGGCCCGCCGCTGCCAGCAACTGCTGAACAGCGGAGCCAACGAGCGCACCGCCACCGAGCTGCTGGCTGACCTTGGCTCTCAGGCACAGGCATGGCACTTCTGCCCCACCTTGCCGGTTCACCCCCGCACCCGCGCCGAACGCCTGCTGGAAAGGCCGCTGACCGACGCAGAGCGGGCCAATCTGGCCCCTGCCGTAGACAAGTTCGAGGGCGATGCCGCCAGCCTGCTGGTTCGCCTGCTCGATGAGTCCTGGTGGCTGCGCAAGATTAATCGCGCCTGGGCCATCTATTGCGAGCTGATCGCCATCCTCACCGGCCAGGTGCGCAAGGGGGTCAGCCCCTACGCCAGCGCCCACGCAGTGCGCGAGTTCACCCAGCGCAAGGCGGCCCAGCGGGCTTGGATGGAGAGCATGAGCGCCGTCAACGAGGAGCTGGGGCAAGAAATCGATCTGACTGACGCCATCATGGCATCCGTGGCCAACCCCGAGATCCGCCGTCATGAGCTGATGGTGCGGATGCGCGGCTTTGAGGATATGGCACAGGAACAGGGCAAGCTGGGCCTGTTCCTGACCCTGACCGCCCCATCCAGCTATCACGCCTGGCGGGTGGGCAAACAAGACAAGAACAAGACTTACCAGAACGAAGACTTCAACAACGCGACCCCGACCGAGACAAACCGCCTGCTGTGCAAACAGTTTTCCCGCTTTCGTGCCGCGCTGGCACGGCAAGGGATCATGGCCTTCGGCTTTCGGGTGGTGGAGCCGCACCACGACGGCACCCCGCACTGGCACTGCCTGCTGTTCATCAACCCGGAGCACAAGCACGACTTTCTGACCCTGCTGGCTTTTCACTTCACTGCCGCCGAGCGGGCCGAACTGAACATGCCGAACGGCAACATGCTCGACCAACTGGCTCAGTCGCGCATCCGTAATAAGTGGCCCCGCATCAAATGGCTGCTCGATGTGAATGACAAGACTGTGGTCAAAGCCATCAACCCCAGGGTGAACTGGAAAGAGATAGACCCAACCAAGGGCAGCGCCACCGGCTATATCGCCAAATACATCGCCAAAAACATCGACGGCCACAAGGTGGGGATGGATTACGAGGCCGAGGCCCCCGTAGACCACACCACCATCGCCGTGGCTGCCTGGGCCAGCTGCTGGCGCATTCACCAGTTTCAACAGATCGGCGGCCCGGCTGTGGGCGTGTGGCGCGAGCTGCGCCGCTTGGGTGACGACGTGATCGAATGGGACTGTGTGCTGGAAGCTGCCCGCCACGCGGCACGAAACGCCCGCTGGGGAGACTTTATCAATGCCATGGGCGGCATTGATGCCCCTCGCAAAGAGCACCTGATCCGCCTATCCAAACGCATGGACGAAGCCGCCAACAAATACGGCGAGGACGTGATCAAGCTGCTGGGGGTGATCTCTGACGTGGGTCAGACCACCGCCACCACCCGCACAGAAGGCTGGCAGATAGTGCGCAAGGGGGCAGCGGTGCAGGGTTTGGGCGAGCAGCGCGAGCATGCAGTGGGCGAGCGCAGCGAGTTGCCTTTGAGCAGCGGCAGCTGCGCCCCTTGGAGTTCTTTCAATAACTGTACGGAAGGATCCAAATCAGGGGTTAAAGGATCCACTCTGGCTAAAGAGTTGAGCCGAATGGGTCTTGATACAGGCAACGCCGCCCTGCTGCAACACGGCAGCATCATCAATGCCGGTGGCCAGTACGTGCGCCTGGTCAGCGATCGGCTGATTGTGACCCGTCACTGGCCTGGTGCTGGCGATGCGGTCGCCAATCAGCTGACCGCCGAGGTCGAGGCAGAACAGGCCAGCAAGCGGGCCGCCAGCAGCGAACAGCTGAAACAGCAGGCCCGCGAGCTGGTGCACTCCGGCGGCAGCGTGACCGAGTGGCTGGCAGCCCTGCCGCTGGCCAAGGCCGAAGAGGCGATCGCCATCTTCACCCGCCTGCTGGATGACGAAGAGGACCGGGCCAGTTACCAACCCACCGAACAGGAGCAGGCCCGCGTCAACTGGCTGAAAGCAGACAACAAGCGCCATGAAGCAGAAATCGCAGCGGCCCGTCAGCGCAGGGGCCTTTAACTAAGGAGGTTTGTATGAAGAAGAAGCCAGCCTACATGCTCTGGACAGGCACCATTGTGTGCAAAACCACAGGAAAAAAGCTGTGGATTGCCGAAGGCTGCCACTACGACAAGGCCAACCCTGGGGCCCGCGAATGGCTTAACCCCACCTTCAATCCAGACGAATACGAATTTCCAAAGCCAGAGGAACCAAGAGAAACATGGTCGCCTTATGCAGAGGGGGAATAACGTGCAAGACATCATCCCCCGCCCCGACCTTGAGCGCCTGCTGCCGCTCTGCCAGCAGCTTTGGCCAACCATCAAGCAGCACCCGCCGGGATCGGCGGGTCGTGCCGCCATCACCAGCACGCTCGATAGCATGCCGGCCGCTGACCGTCATATCTGCGATCTGCTGCTCGACCGCATGGAGCGGGTCATCCAGTTCGAGGATACCTGGTTCCCGTTCTACCAGGGCGAGCTGGACACCATCACCCCACCCAAGAAGGCAAAGCGGGTGCTACCTGCTGGCCAGACGGCAAAGCAGGTCTGGAAGGACACCCGGGCGAGACAGGGTGCATATGCCAAAGGGGGACGCCAATGAAAAAGCCGAAGGATGCGAAGGCCAGAAAGGAGGCCCAACGCAAACGCCAGGCTGCACTTGGCATCAAGCGGGTGGAGGTGGCGCTCTCCACCCGCGAGCGCGAGCAGCTGGAAACCCTGCGCCGGGCCAGAGCCGGATCCGGTGAACCCTACAGCGCCGACGAGTACTTCAGCACTCTGCTGCGCCGTGACTGGGAACGCTGGCAGCAGCAACAAGCGGAGCTGGCCGCCAAAGCCTGCCAGCACTGCGGCAACCCGCTCCCAGGCGGTTGCGCTGGCGCCTTCAAGGGAGAGGCAGCCTGCTGGCGCACCAGCGGGGACAAAACGTTGGCATTGTGA